TTTTAAGAGTTCTTGATATTTCTTTTGGCTAAGAGTTAATTCGTCTACGGCTTCCTTTTCAGGCACAGCTAGGCTGATACCTACTTGCTTTCCAGCAAAACCGTAGAAGATGTCCTTGCCCAGTTTTTTAAGATTCTGTAGCAGGGTAGGTACTGCTCCCACTGTAGTTCCAGCAGCGAGTGTTACCTTATTGAATAGGTAAGCCATATTTTCTAGGAAGATTTGAGCATCTGTAGCCTCGGTGCCACCAGCTGCGCGAGCTAGTGCATCAACAAATCCCTTGCCTAGAATCTCGGTTGCATTGCCTGTAGCAACACCAAGAACATCCATCTTATAAGCTGTAGTGTCTAAGTAATCTTCAGCCGCTCCCGCTGATCGCTTGAGCAGGGTTCCTAGAATCTCATTGAAAGACTTAGATTGAAGTTCTGCCTTAGTAAGACCAGTATTGTATTTAGTAAGGCCTTTAGTAATACCGATATAGCCTCGACCAAGATCATCAGCAACAGTTGCCAGTTCGATGCCTGAGGCACGGCTAATGGTAATAGCATCATTGAGAAGTTTCTGAGACTGAGTCAATGAGCCTGTAGTGGTGAGCAAGCCCTGGAAGGCCGGACGCAAAATGTCATCGGCAATCGCGGCAGACTTTTCTAGCTTAGAAATATATTCAGCGATAGCAGGATTAGCAAAGCCAATACCTAAGTTATCAACGGCGCGAGCAAGTCGAGTTGCTGCTGCCTCATCATCTGCAAATGCCTTGACTGCTGTCTTGCCAAATTGGACTAAAGCCTGTGTACCAAATGCAACACCGAAGGTTGCAGCTAATCTCTTAACGTTATTGTTAAGTTTAGTGGTAGCCGATTCAGCCTGTTTGAACGCCTTTTTGCCGGTAAATTCCGCGGCAATATCAATGACAATGTTGCTCATGCTGATTCCTTTACGCTACTGACGGTTGCGCGTTTCTTAAACTTCTCATTAGCTATATCAATAGCTTTAAAGATTGCTGCTGTTTGTTTTCCTTCATCCTGTTCCCAGGCACGGAAAATGACGCGACCACGCATGTCCTGACCATCACGCTTACGGCCGTATAAAGCTCCCTGACGGCTCTTGAAGAACTCACTAGCGTTAGGGTTATTGCTACGGCTCTCAGGGTTCTTGCCCGCATTACGTCCAGCAGTTTCGTAGATAGCTCCAGCGGCAGATGTGTTCTTAATACGGAACAAAGATCTGAAGCCTTTAGAGTTAGGCTTGCCGTAACCAGTACGGTAGACAATGCCGCGCTTGATGGTGTTGCCATCGTAGAGCGGAAACATGCGCAAGCGGCCTTCGGTATTGAAGGTTCTAAACATAGAAGTCTTAGCAGTGATCTTTCGATCCTGCGCATTTTCATTCCAGTTATATAGACCACCTGGAGCCTTGTTATCAACAAAGCCGCGAGCATCTCTCTGGATAACCTTGAGAGACTTTGTAATCTCAGCCGTCAATTCCTTAGCTAGATCAGGCGCATACTTATTAAGAGCCTTGCGAAGTTCAATGACGCCTTTTGCCTCTACTGGCATCTTTCATCTCCTTCGCTTCGTCTTTGAGACCCTGGACTAGAGCATCTAGCATGGTCTTATCTAGTTCTAATAAGTGTTGTGGCGCAATCCCCAATCTAATGCTTAGCCTAGCGATTAGATAGGTGAATGGAAGATCGCGCTTTAAGCTAAAGGGTCAGAGTCCAAAACTTCGACGGATTTTAATCCTTCGATGAACTCCATCCCGAAAGGCTTAACAGTTTCACCTGACCTGCGTGTTACTTCCCAGGCAAGCCAATAGACCATGCTCTGCATCTCGTCATCACGAAACGCCTTATGGAACCCTTTTTTATGGTGAGTTTCGAAGGCATATTCCACGGCCGGCGTGATTTCTCCTTCTAGCACACTTCCATCATTACGAACGATCTTTAGTTTTGCCATTGTTTTGCCCCTTTGTTAGTTGTTAGGAAATTGCCTTTGTTACTGCGCCGTTCACAGTCCATGTTACTGACTGAGTTGATAGGTCTGCGACTGCACCATTTACAGGTGTTAAGCCGTTTACCAAGCATGACATTGTAAAGAGAGGGTTTCCAGCTGATGTTGCAGCTGAAGAGTTCTTTACTGTAACTGTGACTGAATCGCCCCAGTTTGAGACTAGAGTTGCTAGAACTCCTGTTGCTCCATTGTCATTTAGGAAGTCGATTGTAATGGAATTTGCCTCTAGGCCTTTTACAAATTCATGACCAGTGCTGCCCATTGAAGTGACCTCAAGCTCATCATAGTTCAAGTTCAAGGTTGCTGATGTTACGAATTCTGAGAGATCCACACCGTCTACGGTGAGAACTACTCCGTTGTTTAGAAATACTGCCACGGTGTCTACTCCTCTATTGTTTCTTTAGCTATTGGTTTTGGTTTTGGATCTGCCTTAGGTTTTTCAACTGCCGGCTTAATCTGACCGATTTTGATCAGAAACTTTTGGTTATTCTTTTCCCACTCGGACATACTAGCTCCAACTCGTTAAAATACTGACTGACATCTCACACGACAAAAGTTCTCCTGAGGCCGCGTTGAGAACACTAGGTGCGCTCACTTCACTTACATTGTACGTTAAACCAGATGTATGTAGCTTGTTAAACACGGCAACTACGAATTCTTCAATGCCGTTCAAATTGCCCTGGTTATCAAATAGCGCTGTTGTGATCATAATCTTGAAATGCGCCATTGGTGCAATAGTGTTTTGGCTATTGTTGTTAGGTGTGAGATATGGATTATCCGGACTCACAATTACAGAATTTGCTAATACCGTCGATGGCGGAAACGCAAATGTCTGATATTTCGAATTGTCTACTAATGCTGTTGCTAAAGTAGTTCGAAGTGTGGTGATGGCTGCTGTCATTAGCCCACCATTGAGGAAGGCGAAAGCGCATGAGCGATGAGCCCACGCACTTTCGCCAAAAGCTGCGCGGACATTCTGTATGGTGATGGTTGATAATCAACCAAGTTAGAACCTGAAAGTGTTGCCGTACGGCTCTGCCAAATTTCAGTTGCGATCATTAAAGATGCATTTTGGATCGCTTGATCAAGAGTCCAATCAACATATGTATCAGCAGTCACTACGCCAAAAGGTTGGACAGGATGCTCTACTGATGGAGTGTTGTTATTGCCGGTGATTGCGTAAGTGATTGAGTAATCGCCTACTCCAGTAAGAGTCTTAGATCCGTTGTGCTTACTTCCGTTACCAGTGATGACCACTGTCTGGCCAACATAGAATGTTTTCTCTACTCTGTCTTGAAAATATAATGTGCCTGTTGTAGCTGTGTTGCTATGTGAAATGTTATATGTTGCATTAGTCCATAACATTGGAAGTAGGACTGCATCTGCGGCATCGCAGACAGATTGAAGCGTCGCGTCATCGTACAAAGTGCCAACACCTAATGTGGAGCGAAGCTCTGCAACTGTTGTAAGTGACATTCCGTTTCCTTTCTAAAGACTCTGGGGAGTAGAGGGCTACTACTCCCCAGAGCGACTTAGTTGCTAGTAATTACGCTACTGCGAAGCGGCGAACACCCTTGCCAGATTTTCCGACATAGATGCCCAAGTAACCATAAAGTGCAATCTCCAATTCACCAGTTGTTAGCACCTGGAGACGGAGTTGAGTTTGAGGCGATTCCCAAACATACACTGATGATGGTGCAACTAGGAAAGCAGAATCATCTGAAATTCCCGATGCTGTGATGTTGTGATCAACGATTAGATCAGTACCAAGAATGTTTCCACGAACTGATGATGCAACTGCTGTACCTGATGCGTTGTATGTTGCACCCTGTGCTGAATACAATGCGCGTCCAGTTGTATCTGCGTAGCCGGTAATTGCCGCCCACTGATCTGTAGAGGCAACTAGCTTGTTAGCGAAATCGCCACCAGTTCCCTTGTATGCAGCTGCACCTTCTACAGAAATAAATGACTGTAGTCCTGCTGCTGTTGTTGCAACGTTTGTTGCAGCTGTTCCGTTAGCAGTAAATGCTGCAATTAGTGCTGCATCTGTTGCCTTCTCATACGCCTTGCGCAACTCGACCATCAAAAGATCCATGAAGCTCGGTGAGCTTCTGTCAATGAGCTCCCAACTTACTCGGTTTAATCCGGCGAACTTGTTAATTGACACAGTGTCATAACCTGAGGTCATTCCTGTATCTGTTACTGATGCACCTTCATTAACATCTGCAACTTCTGGTGCAGTGTTTGGAGTACCAGCATTTACATACATGCGAGGCACAGTAAATGACATTCCAGATTCAACTAGAGCATTTCGCGTCACCGCTTCAAAAGCAGGGCGTCCTGTGAATGTATCTGTAATGAAAGAGTTTAGGTGTGGTGCAAGTGTTAGACCTGTGTTTGTTGAAGTTGAATCGTCTGCACTTCGAACAATACGACGTGCATCGTCATCACCTAGTGCAGCCTTGATGTTAGCTTCTAGGTATTGTGCTGATGTAATTGGTGCTACGCGCTCGCGCACGAAAGTTGTTGCAGTAACAACAGGACGTGCAGCTTCAACCGCTGCTGCCTCTACTGGTGCTGCAACTGTCTCTGGAGTATTCTCCACAGCTGTCTCGCTTTCTGTTGGTTGGATTTCTTCTACAGCTTCAGGAGTTTCCTCAGCTGCTACATCAATAACTTGAGCAGACTTAAAAGCCGGCTCTGTTACTAATGAAACTTCGAAAAGACGTGCAGCAGATACATGCATAACGCCGCCTTTATTCTTTGACTTTAATACTTCAACACCGACTGAAAGGCCTGACTGCAATCCCTCTTCTGCAAGGATCAAAGCCTCGGAACCACGGTTGCTGCGGCTAATTTTAAAGCTAGCGTAAATTCCATCGTCCTGAGAAACAAAGCTAGTTGCCTTGCCTAAAGGTTGCTTCATGTCATGCTGATTTAGTAGCTTGATGGTCTTAGGATCATCTGGAAGCTGAATTGCATCGCGTTCGAAAACGACTTTACCTGCTGAAGTGTTTCCCACTTCACCTGTGCCGGCTGGCACGATCTTTCCTGAGATTGTACGTTCTTCAACGTTAGCAGTGATCTCAGCTGAGAAAGTTAAAATCTCACTCATGCGTTTTCCATTCCTTCGTTTCCGTTTGGTGATAGATCTTCCATTTCCATCGCCTGTTCTACTGTGATTAGACCAAGTGACAAAAGTTTTTCAGTTACTAATAAACGCTCCATTGGATCAGTGCGCAAGAATGATGAATCGACATCAAAACGCACGGCGTTTGAACGATTGGTAATGTCATCCATGCTGAGGCGATCCTGAATTGCATTGATGTAAGGAAGTAAAGACATTGAATAAAATTGCTTGCGTTCGTCGAGAACATTTGCATACGTCATGCTCTGATTTGCTTCCGCGCTAAGCATGTATGCCGGTACGTTCATAAGTCTGGCTATTTCGGTGCTAAGGAACTGCTGCGCAGAATCGTACATCATGTCTTTAGGTGAGAACGCTGTAGGTTCATATGAAAGAGTGCTTGTCAAGTATGCAGTAGCGCGATTTGTTCGAGCTTGCTTCCATGCTGCAAGTAATCCAGCAACTTCCTTAGGATCTAGGTCAGCTCCGGTGTTCCGAATCACGCCCGACGGCATGGGAGTTTGTGCAGCGATAACTGCTGCCTTGCGCAAATCAATAGCAGCTTGAATTGTTTCAGATCCGCGATTAAGAATTCCTTCATCAAATCCCTGGAACGTAATTAAACTTCCTACACCCCATTGCGGACGCGCAACGCCATCTACATAGTACTGAATAATCTTTGTGTTATATAAATCTGTTTCAAATGTAACTTTGACATTTGGAACCCACTCAAAGCGGCGAGGTCGTTGATCCTCTTCATATACTTCGGTAACTTCCCAGTAACTTACCCCATACATGATCAGACTATCGACTGTCCATGCCAGAGTGACTGATCGAGGCTGATTGATTGAAGGCTGATCAACCCACACTGGATTGCCAATTTCTTCTCCAGTGGACTTGCGATAAAGATTTAAAGGAAGTCCTGCAATGACTCCTGCGATTAAGTTTCGTGCGCGAGCTACTGAAGGCACGCTCATCGCTGCATCGCGATTAACGCGAGGCTGAATGTAGTTGTAAATGCTATTGAGGTTTTCCCCCATAATAGTAGGGGCATATTGCGCCTGAACGCTATTAGTTTTTGGTGTCGTATCTTTACGCGAGAATATACCCATAGACAGAAACTATACCATTTGTCAAGATAATAGACAATATGATAATGCGTGTCTAGCCAATAATAATTTCAGCTTTTGACTGAGGCTTCATCAAAGTAGACACCGTCATTGCCAGTGAAATCGGCGCGGACACGTCACCAGCTGATTTACGCCTGACGATTCTCCAGCCGTGATCTGATTCTTTAGCTGCGCAGTTATTCATCTGGTCAATGAAGATTTGTTGCCCTGAGTGAACAACTCTGTGATTTACCAGGCTATCGAGGAAGTCCGAACACGCACGATAGAAGTTCTGCCCTGATACGTCCTGGATCTGGACTCCGGCATTTGCCAGGCGTTCTGCAATAGTGGCCGTAGTGTACTTGTCATGGCAGACAACTTTTGGACGGTACAAATCGCACCACGATTTGATGGACGCGGCGATCTTTAGCTCATCGACTACCGTGTCGCTGTAATACGTCTCTAGAATTCCAATACCGATACGGCCGTCAGGAAGGATCTGGCCGGCAACGAGGCTCGCATTGCGCTTTGACGGACTGACATCGAATCCAAATACAGTGTAGGCACCTGGAGACATCTTGAGTTCTGCATCGCTTGTTTCCTCAAGGATACCCATAGGCCAGGGGCTTGACAATGCATCGATCCACGAACAAAGCGTTTCCGTGCGGATAGATTCAACTGTAGATAGCGCAATCGTCTCTGTAATGGCTTGCTCTGTAATTGTGTAATTAAGTGCAGGGTTAGCCATTGCAACTGCATCCCAAAAGTCCTCAGAGTTCAAATCAATCTTGCAGTATTGGGGAGCTGAATACTCCCAATAACCCAATTCCTTAGGTGGATACTCAAGGGCTCTATTTCTCATATCGTTCAAAACTTTTGAGAACGCATCACCGGCATTGCTAGTAAAAAGTGACTGGCTATTAGGACGAGCTCTGGTCACTGGGGTTGCTGCGATGAAGGCCTGTTCATCGATCTCACGCAATTCATCAATCCAGAGGAAATCCGCTGTCCTTCCGCGGCTTCCGTCTCTAGTAGCAGCTACGACGTCTAATCGACATCCACCGAACTCAGGCAACAGCTCAATCGACTCTGTGCCGTTCGCATAACGGATTGCCTTTACTTGAAGCATCAGAAAGTCATGGCTTTCAATGATTGATGCTATCTCTCTAAATGAAGTCAATGCCATGCCTCTATTTGAGGACATCATAAGGATGTTCTTCTCACGGAAGATAAATAGTCCTGCTAATACACGCATACGCGCTAGATGAGTCTTACCGGACTGACGAGCTACCAAGCATAGGTTGGACTTGCGCTGAAAGTTTCCTTTACTGTCAATTTTCAGCATGTCCTCTAACACATGATGCTGCCAGGGTAACAAGGGCATAGAAATTTGCTCAGCTAGTTTTGCAACCTCATCCACACGCGATTTGCCCTTAATTGGTGCGTTAGATAACCGAGGTTTCGTATGCCCCAATCTCTTTCGTTTCTTAGTTGCCATGATCTCAGTCTAACTCGGATCAGGCCGGACTGTGAACGGACTGTCCTTGACCGGTTCGGCGCGTGTCGGGGAGATATGAGCAGGAAGGGCATAGGGGGTAGAAAT